CTATAGGACTTTCTTCGGAACTATTTTTATTTTCTTCCGAAGTAATTCGATTTTCTTCCGAAGTAATTCGATTTTTGGGTGCATTTAAGAAAGGCTCCTCTTCTTCCCCGTTTCCGAGGAGCCAATACTTATCGCTATAGAGCTGTCTCTTCATGCGTTTTACTGCTATCTCGTAATAACGACGCTGAATTCCAACAGAGGTGATGATGTTTTCCGTCATGAGGTCATCATCAATGAGACCTATCTCAGAGCAGAAGTGCACCACTTGCACGACAGCTTTTTGCCCCTTCACCCACTTGTTGCCGATCATCCTTGTGATCATTCTTGATAGCTTATCAAGTGAGATCTCTGCGTAGTAACCTTGCTTGTATACGATGCACAGAATGCAGTCATATACAGTCACTCCCAGTGGACCATATCGGTCCAGGAGATCGAAGACCTTATCGTCTTCGTAAAAATCAATCATCTTCGGAAAGTAACTGAGTCCTTTTTTGTTAGGAGCACCACGCCCCATGCCGGACACCTGCCTTTCCTGTATATTACTTAAGTTCCATCAGCGTAACGCTTAAATACGCTTCCTCTTTGTACGCCTTTGTGACGCTCAGTTTTATGATCTGCGTATCATCATGGTATGCGATGCCGTTCAGGGCATCCAGCACAACCTTTGCGATGTTGTCACTGTCCGGCTTCTTTGCCGGCCAGATCTTCCCTGTCAGCATGTCTTCCCTTTTCTTCTTCGAGATGCTCTTAGGCGGTTCGAAGAAAGCTAAGATATTAGCAGCTACATACGCATCATCCGAAAACCGTTTCTGTCCGTATTTCTGTTGGAAACAGGTCTTGATCAGGTTTTCGTACAGCACCGTCTTTTCAGGTGTTACGCTGCTCATTTTATCGCTCTTGCTGTTGTGGAATGTTCTCGCCCGGGCTTTGCCCTGCGGCTTGCCCGGTACGGTGAACGTGAATAACTTTGGTTCTTCTTTATTGTTCTGGCTGTCCATTTTCTACTTCCTTTTTACGTAAGCGGCCATTCCGGTGAGGTCAACGGGATGGTCTGTTTTAATTATTGAAGAACATATCTTCCATGCTCATCTGTTCCGAAGCATCTGCCTCTTTTGGTGGTTCTGCTGCTTTCGGTACATCCGTCTTTGCTTCCGGGACTTCCCTGTATTCCTGCTCCGCCACCGGTTCTTCCTTTTTTACGGAATCGACATACTCAGCTTTTCCGTCCTCGTGGATCACTGCCATGTCCTTGTCCAGGGCGTTCTGCAGGTCGATGCTCATAATGCCCCATTTGCTGATGATCTGGCGGAGCATGGTCTTCAATGCCATGCTGTCAAAATCCTTGAACCAGAAAGAAGAATATTTCCAGAGGTCTTTTTCCGGGATCTGCCCGGCTTCCAGGAGTTCCAGCGATCTCGCCCCGCCATTCCCTCCAAACGCCTTGGAATACTTTTCGGCGTGTGCCAGCATCTTCTTCTTCGACCAGTACATTGTCTTTCGGAATCCGTTCTCATACTCGAACATGGCATAATAACCGGCTGTAGGTGTCTCGTCACGGATGATGTCATCCTCGATCAGGTTCACTTCAATTTCTTCGTTCAGGGGATCGTAGTGGAGAAGCTCCCCTTCTTTGATCGCCATGACGTTCAGGCGTTTGTAGTATCCGGAACGCACTGCCAGCTGGATATAACCCTTATACCCAAGCTGGAACTGTGCTTCCTTGCAGCCTTTTTTATTGTTCTTGAACGGGACCATATAGAACTGTCCGAGCTGTGGGGATGGTGAGAGGTTCAGTGCTTCACCGAGTAATGCAGCTGACAGGATACTCTGGTTCGTGCATTCCTGCAAAGCCGGTGTTGTCTGTACTGCGGAAACGATGCTGGAGACGAATCTGGTGGCATTCTTGCCGCCGACCACGCTGTTGATCTGCTTCCTCACTGCTTCCTGGGACATATACGTTGCCATGCTGCTTCTTGTCTGTCTGTTTGCAAGACTGTTTGCTACTGCCATGTTTTATTCCACCTTTCCAAACTGAATGTTGTTGCGGATCAGGTATTCTCTCAGATCCATGATCTGTTTCTTGGTGCCGCGTACACGGAAGTCAAGTGTCCAGATTTCTTCCTGTACTTCTGTAGTATTCTCTGCTTCCTGTGTTTCTGCCGTAGTTTCCGGTACTTCTGCCTTGCTGTCTTCTTTGTTTTCCGCAGTAGCGGATGTTTCTTCCTGCTGTACTGCCTTTCTGGATGCCTCTTCTTTTTTGACTTTCTCCTCGGCTGCTTTTCTCTTTCGCTCTTCCAGGGCTTTTTCCATTTCTTCCAGGCGTTTTCCCTCTCTGAGTGCTTCCGAAAGGCTGTAACTTTCCATATATTTCAGGATCGCCTTATTACGGAAACGTTCCGGGAGTTCTTCGAGTGCTTCCATTTCTTCACGCATACAGTTAAAAAGTGAATTGTAGCTGGTTTCCAGATGCTTGTCCTTGATGGATTTCTTATACATGCTTTCTTTTACCGTTTTCTCGAACGGGATGACAGAGCGAAGATCTCCGACATACATGTCATAATATTCACGCATCTTTTCTGTTTTCTCACTGCGGTACTTCTGCTCGATCTCGTACAGCCCATCATCGATCACTTTGACCGCACTGCGTACCGGTTCCAGCACTTCCTTCACCTGTTCCTCAAATTTTTCATAAGGTGCCGCATAAAATTTCTTTACCTGCTTTCGTTCTTCTTCGAACGCCTTCACCAGTCTGTTCAGGGTTGCCCTGTCCTTACGCATCTCTGCGGTCTGGGAATCCGTATAAGCAATGGATGCATATTCCTGTGCCTTCTTCTGGATCTCTTCCTTCAACTCGCTGCTGTTCCACTGGATCTCCGGGAGCGTCCCCGGCTCCATCTTGGTCGTGATTCTTAATTCCATGTTTACCTCCTGTCATATCTCCGGCAGTATCCTGCCCGGTCTTATGTTGTGTGTTACCTGCTGCCAAAATTTCTTTTCTTCCTGCAAGAGCATCGCAAGGTCTTCTTCAACGTCAGAACGTTCAATGAAATAGTGGCGGACGGCTGTCCGCCTGTCTCCTTCCCGGTCCGACCGGATGTGTGCCCTCAGCACTGCAAACTGGTAACCTGTCACCAACAAATAGTGGAGCACCTGAATATAATAGTTATCCGGTATGCGGTCATCCCACTTGCCCCACTGTGCACTGTTCATGATGTTCGTGGTCTTGATCTCCAGGATGCCTTTTCTGCCTTCCTGGTCGGTCAGCTCGCCGTCAAGTGAAGCCTGCATGAATGGATATTCAACACTCCGCAGGATGCGGTTCTCGTGATACAGGACTTGATATTCCGGAAAGTCCAACGAAAACAGCCTGCGGATCAGCGGCTCTGCTTCCGTTCCATATTTCACATACGGCTTATCAGATATGTCCTTCGGCATCCGTCTCCCGGTCTTCTCATCAAATAATTCCACGTTGCTCTTGTATGGGTTCAATCCCAATATCGCAGCCGCATCCGAACCGCCGATCCCAAGCGTGCGGCTTTCCAGCCACGCCGCATGGTCAGCATTTTCAATGATTGTATAGCTCATACTTGAATTTTCAGTCTCTCTGCCCTATACTGTAGTTGTCTTTTTATTTGTGTCCCGGATCGCCCGCCAAAGCACCGGGACTTTTTACTACCTCGAGTGTCGCTTTCTCAACGATCACCGATTCTTTCGTCTCTTCATTTATTGCATGCACATAGATGCTGTTATGGTGCCAGATCCGGTACTTGTCCGAATCAATCCCGGCCAGTTCCAGGATGGCTCTGGCTTCCTGGTCGCGTCCTTCATTTACCCAGATCATCTGCTTTCCCCCTCCAGACGGATACATACTTTTGCCAGTTCCGCGGCAATCTTGTATTCTTTTTCGTATCTACTGCCTCCATGTGTTTCCTCCACTCTATCAACAAATTTCTGGAGGCTTCCCGAAAAGCAGCCACATCTTACCCCTATCGTATCATCCTTAGTCCTGTAAAATGTAACATATCCATCCCGGCTCCCGATCGGTCCTTGTACAAAGAAATGCCTCGTATTGAAAACTTCTGCGTTGCCGTAAACCCACGCGTTGCCGTAAACCCACGCGTTGCCGTAAACCCACGCATCGCCGGAAATCCACGCATCGCCGTAAACCTTTGCATTGTCGAAAACTCTTGCATCGCCGGAAACTCTTGCATCGCCGTAAACCTTTGCATTGCCGTAAACCCACGCATTGCCGGCGACCTGAACTTCGCCGTAAACCCACGCATCGCCGTAAACCTTTGCATTGCCGTAAACTCTTGCATCGCCGTAAACCTTTGCATTGTCGAAAACTCTTGCATCGCCGGAAACTCTTGCATCGCCGTAAAC